GACATATAGATGTTCATTGATTGTGATTGATCAATAAATGGTGCTCTATCTGCCGCCATATCAATAAGTTGTTTTTGTGAGATCTCCCAAATTGTTTTATACTTAGGTATCAAATGTTCAATTCTTTTAACTTTCTTGTTGTAGTTTTTATCTTCAGGGTCCAAATAATTGTTAAAATTAATATTTTGAATTGATCCTTCATTAAAAATGATTTCGTTCTTAAGGTCTTCTGACCAAATTCCAATCTTTTCAAAATCGTTAATTAGATATTTGTTAACAATCATGATTTCACCCCCAACAACTCTTCTGTTAAAGATTGCTGAGTGAGCCGGTTCTGTCATTTCATAAGAACCTGTAATCTTAGCCGAAGATGCCACAGGCATTTGTGCTGTAAATAAAGAGTTACAAACACCGTATTCAGAAACATTCTTTTTCAATTTATCCCAATCCCACATTCCTGAAAGTTTTGTTTCATCCAATCCCCACATATCAAATTGGAATTGTCCTTTTGACATTGGTGACCCTTTGAAAAACTTGTAAGGTTCGTATTTACCATTCATACATAGCTGGTTACTTTCGTAGATCGCCGCATAATAGATAGTCTCAAAAATATCTTTATTTAATTTTTTCGCTTCTTCTGATGTGAAGATATAATCCATTAAATAAAATACATCCGCTAACCCTTGTGTACCAATCGCAATTGCTCTTTGTTCTAAACCACCTTTTCTACCTTTTTCTGTTGAGTAGTTGTTAATATCTACCACTTTATTAAGTGATTTAACAACCTTTCTAACCTCAGTGAATAATAACTCAAAATCAAATTTACCTGATTTAATAAAGTTTTTTAAAACCATAGAAGATAGAGTACAAATGGCAGTAGTCTCTTCATCTGTGTATTGATAAATTTCATTACACAAATTAGATTGTTTGATCACCCCAATGTTTTGGTGGTTAGTTTTCTTATTAGCATTGTCTTTAGAACATAAATAAGGGACACCTGTTTCTACTTGTGATTCAATAATTTTAGTCCAAATATCTTGAGCTTTAACTTTCTTACCAAGACCCATAGATACCGCTTTGTTATAAACTTCTTCGTATTCTTCACCATAACATTCTTGTAATGGTGTAAGACCGGCCTTTTTAATATCATTAGGACAGAATAAATACCAATCACCATTATTTCTAACAGCTCTCATGAAATTATCAGGAATCCAAAGTGATGTAAATAAGTCACGAGCTCTTAACTCCTCAGCACCTGTGTTCTTTTTAATATCTAATAAATCAAAAATGTCTTTGTGCCATGGTTCAAGGTAAATCGCCGCAGAACCTGGTCTACGACCTTGTTGATTAAAGAATCTAAGTGATTCATTAACAATCTTTAAATATTTTAAAAGACCACCAGCATAACCTCCTGAACTTGATATACGACTTTCTTTACTACGAATATTAGACATTGATAGACCAATACCAGCAGCGTCTGATGAAAATGTTGATATGTCAGTTAAGGTATCTAATAACCCCTTTCTTGAGTCAGCATCGTTATAGTGTAATACACAAGATGCTAACTGAGGAGATTTAGTTCCCGAATTGATCATGATAGGAGTTGCCTTTGAAATAAGTTGGTTTGAAAGTGATTGGTAGTACTCAAGAGCATCTGTGATATTTGTTGTTACCCATAAAGCAACTCTCATATACATATGTTGAGGTCTTTCAATTACTTTACCATTTGGTTTTTTTAACAAGTACATTTCTTGTAATGATCTCCAAGCAAAGTAATCAAAGTTATAATCATTTTCATGATTGATAGCCGCGTCGATTGTATCTTCACCATACTCTTTAATGATTTCAATTAACTTATCGTTAATAACACCATCTTCATAAAGTTCCATCATAGTTTGTGAAAAACTATCATTAGTTTCTTTGTGATAAGATGAAATCGCAACTGTTGCAGCTAATCTTGAGTAGTCATGATGACTTCCCGTATAAGAAGCCGCAATCTCATAAACTAACTTATCCAATTCTTTAGTAGTTACCTCACCTTCAGTTGGTACTGAAGTAATAACTTTAATGAAGATCTCATCTGAATTTACATTCAAACCTTTTGACGCTCTTTTAACCCTGTTGTAGATTTTCTGTGGGTTAAAGGATACCGTATCTTCGTTTCTTTTATTTATTTTTAATGACATAATATATAATTTAAAAATCGTCCGTAAATGTTATTGTCTCGTTCAATTTTGCTTTTTGGTATTCCATTGTTCTAGACTCAAAGAAGTTACCTTTAGTCTCTACTGCAATTTGTTCCATGAATTTAAATGGTTGTTCTACATTGAACTCTTTACTACATCCCATTTTTACTAATAATCCGTCAACAACAAATTCCAAATATTGTTTCATTAAGTTTGAATTCATCCCAATTAAAGACACAGGAAGTGATTCGGTGATGAATTCTTTCTCAATCTCTAATGCCGAAAGTAAAATCTCTTTGATTCTTTTTTCAGAAGGTTTTTCTTCTAAATGATTATTCAATAAGTGAATTGCAAAATCACAATGTAAGTTCTCATCTTTAAAAATGAGTGAGTTAGCATTACATAAACCTTGCATAATACCTCTTGACTTCATCCAGAAAATAGAACAGAATGATCCCGAAAAAAAGATACCTTCAACCGCTGCGAATGCTACTAATCTTTCTGCAAACGACGCCTTTTCAATCCAATCTAAAGCCCATTTAGCTTTCTTCTGAACCGCAGGTAATCTATCAATAGCATTAAAACATTCATCTTTTTCTTTCGGGTTATGAATGTAAGTATCAATCAATAATGAATACATTAGTGAGTGAATGTTTTCCATTGCCAACTGAAATCCGTAAAAGAATTTAGCTTCAGGATATTGTACTTCACGGTAAAAGTTTTCCGCCAAGTTTTCATTCACAATACCGTCAGAAGCGGCAAAGAATGATAATACATTTTTAATGAAATACTGTTCATTTTCAGTAAGCGTTTCCCAATCTCTGATGTCGTTAGTTAAATCCACTTCTTCAGCCGTCCAAAAAGCCGCTTGGTGTTGTTTATAAAATTCCCAAATGTCATTGTGTTCAATTGGGAAGATGACAAATCGACCAGGGTTTTCAACTAGTATTTTTTCCATGTTTAAAATTTAATTATTAATTATTTGTTTGAGTTTCTTTTTGTTTTCTTTTTTCAAGAAGTTCACGAACTCGTTGTCTTTGTCTTTCCTCTTTTTGTTCTTCAAGACCTAAGAAAGTCATTGAGCTTTCAGTGTCAATTTCAATCATTGCATTGTCAAACTTACAATTCTCAAAGACAACCCCATCGTCACCAATTCTAGACTTTGTAATAGCGATAGTTGCCAATTTAAGCTCTTTCTGTTGGAGAGTCTTAGCGACTGATATAATAACATGTCCTACTTGAGCCTTTTTGATGGATCCACCCATCTGATCAGTTGTTACCACTTCTGAAGATATTGATGAACGATTACCTTGTGTTGCAGTCCATCCAACTATATTCATCTCGTGACACATTGCCTCAAATGCTCTCATTACAGAACCTTCACTTTTCCATTCATCACCCAAGTTTTTATCTGGTACTATACAATCAATATAATCTAAAACAATCATATCAACTTTGATCCCATCAGAAACCATTTTTCTAATTTGGTTTTTGATTTGTAACATCGTCATAGTATCAGACGGTAGTTTTTTCAAGATTAACTTGTTAGGCATTGACTCCTCAATTTCAATAACTCTTTTCATAACTTCTTCTTTTTTCTCTGACAAATCGTCAGGATGAACCTTGGTCCATAAAGTGAAGTGTTTACGCTGTATAACTTTTGGATTGTCCTCAAAAAAGATTTGTAAGACATTAAAACCTAAGTTAAATGCGTGGTTTGAGATCTTGGTTAGAACCGTTGACTTACCAACACCTGTAGGTGCTAAGATAACGCCAATTTCTCCTTTTGCCAAACCTCCTTTTAATAATCTGTCAATTCCCGGAATCCCCATTGGGATTGGGTGTCTGTAATCCTCCTCAAGTACTTGATCAAGGTTTGAGAATACATCTAACATTGATGTATCTTTTGCTCCAACCTGAAGGGCTGTTTTCACCATCTCTTCGAGGGTATCATAGTTTTCAAACTCACCCCCGTCAATGATCTTTTGTGCTTTTCCCATTACCTTTTGAAGTTCTTGTTGTTTACAGAACTTTAGAGCCTTTTCTTGTACAAAACCTACTCCATCGATAGGTGCATCTTTAATTTTCTTAATCGTATCTAATACAATTTTAGATGCCACCGCTTGTTGTAATTCAGATTTTGTGATTTGTTCAAGTGTCTCAAATGATGGTGTGTGATCGTATTTTAGATAATATTCCTTAACCATTTGAATGATGATCTTGAAGTACTTATTTTCAAAGTATTCATTTTCAATAACATCAAGAATAGTATGTGAAAAGTCCTTATCTACAATAATTTGATTTAATAATTGTAACTGAAATGTGTTCCCCAAATATTCAAAATTTTTACTAGTCGCCATATATTTTTTTCTCCTTTAGTAAAGATAAATAGTCCTAGTTTTTAATAAGTTCGGGGTAAAAATAATTAAATTTTTTACCTGAAAAAATGTCAGTAAGCTCCGCCATAATGCTTTTTAACTTCGGGCGTAGGTCCACGGTGTATCTAACCTTTGGTGGGTATGGTTTAGCGTCAAACTGTCTATGACAAATTGTCATATCACCAACCTTAATTATTAGATTAAAATTTTCAGGTCCATCAGTAATTGATGTATTTAAGATCTCTGGATTCTCCAAAATTTCATATTGGTTATCCAACATATAAACCACAGAACGCATTTTCAAATCATACATTAATTCCTTATATAAGCTTTCCATATGATTATAAAACTCCTGAGATTTGTGAGCGTTTTTATTAAACCCTCTGACATTGAAAAATCGTTGTACTACGATATTTTCATTACACATTAACAAAAATTCTACTTTTGTAATATCCTGCTCTTTCATTTGTTTTTATTATTTTTTCTTGTTTCTAAATTTTTGTTTTTCTTTTCTTGTTAACTTAAGAAAGGGTTTTAAAAAACTTACCCAAGCGTCGTCACCCTTTGGTAGGTATTTAAAAAATCCATCTTCCATCATCATTCGAATTAAATTTCTATGTCCTCTTCCGTCGGGATCCAACGACTCAGAATAATATAGTCCTACTAATTCTTTTTCTTCATCATTTAATAGTGGTTCATCTAAGTCGACAAGTTTTTGATTAATGACATAAAATTCATCACCAAAAATACCTTCTTTTGTTTTACCACTAAGTAGATTTTGAAGTGCGATATTCCCCTTCTCCTCTTTAAGTAAATTAGTACCTTTATCCAAAATA